TGTCCAAGCGCCTTAAAGAAATCAGCCATAAAGCCAATAGCTTTAGAATTGAAATTCCAATATGGCGTGGGAACACCAGCAAAAGCATCGGAACCATTATCCGCATTAGAAATAATAGTACCTTCATACTTGTAATTCGTACTATCACCCTTAGCTGATACTGCTTTCTCCAATGAATCAATCTTTACACGATACCATGCTGGTTCAACAACTGTGCCGCGTTTAATATCACGGTCTGTAAATTCAATCATGATTTTTTACACCTTTTTGGTATTTTAGAAACGAGTGATAGGTTTTTGTTCTATCAATTTCTTGATAGCTGGTTGAATGAAATCCACATATAGTGGTCTGTTATTGAATACAATCTCCTTTGTTAATGGTAAACAAGTACGTGCAAAATCATCACCTGTATGTTGCGTTACACAAGCATATTCACCCTCCTTTGAAGTATCTATTGCGCCCTTCACATTGAAATGATAAACTTCTTCGCAATATGCAGGTATCTTTGCGCTGATAGCTTTACCACCTGTAACAATAATTCGGGCAAAATGTGTGTTTTGTGCTTTATCTTCAGGTGTACGCGTGCCAATAACGTGAGCAACAAATATAATGTTCACGTTAAAGAATAATTTAATATCTTCTAGTATAGCTGTAATTTCTGTAAATGCAGCTGCTTCTGCTTTATAATCTTCTAATCCATCAACTTCAATACCGCCTATTTTCTTACCCTTTTCAGAACCATCTACTCTAGTAGTACCAGCTTTTAATTCTCTAGTTTGCATGTTAATACTATCACCAGTTGATGTGATACTATCAAGTATTATATCATCATAAGGACAGTTAGTTTGTAAAGCTTTTAGCTTTGTTTCCATAGCCGCATAGTCTTTATAATTGTCATAATCAAGATTAACTAGATTCACACCCCATAATTTAGATGGCAATACAATACTACCCATTTTCTTATCTTGACTGAACCAGTATTGTCGCCGTGCTGCTTTAGGATTTCTATTTGATTCTGCTAATGCAAATGATAATGCTGCTGTTGACTTACGTGTTCCTACTTCACCTTTCAACATATAACTAAATGCATTAAGTTTAAAATCATTCATTGATGGTGACATGATTTATTTACTCCTATTACCTTCTTTAATTGCGGTATAGTTAAATCGTTACGGTGATTCCAGTTCTCTATATAACTTCTAATTGGATATATGACATTACTAAGAATCAAACTTAACATCTCCGTTATCATCTGTATTCGTTGGCGGTAATTCATTATAGTATCCTGTTTGAATTGTTGCCAATACCCAGTGAATGTCAAGTGAATGTTTTAGTGCCATACGACAACACATAATAAGTAATATAGGTATATAATCTTGACCGAGCAGTTCTTCTAAGAAAAATGTGGCATTAGCTACTTTATCTTCTACTTCTTGTTTAGTTGGATAATTATCTTCGCTCATGACTAATCTAATACTTCTACTTCATAAAAGTTGTATATAGGATTATCAACACTACTCTTTATAAATTGTTCCTGTCTACATTCCTTTATGTGATTTATGTATTCTTCTCTTGTAGCTACTCTTAAAATTTTAGTTATCACGAATTCATATTTGTTTTTCGGCGCATTAAATATATTAGCTGGGCCGACATAGTTAATTGGCATTTCGTGTTTAGTATATACAATCATATTAATCATCTCTACATTATTCAAATAATTAATCTTCATCATCAGGATTAGTAGGATCCCAACTTTCACCAACCTTATAATGCAACTGAATCATTCTTTCTCTATCATCAGGATTTGATTCACATATATCACGTCGATACATGCAACCATTATACTTATCGCAATAGGTATAACGTGGTGGATAATAACCTTGTTCACGTAGATTAATTAATGTCTTAGCATAATAACCTATTACACCAATCTGTTCAGCTAATTGCTGGTCAGTATAGTTAATCATTACACGCAAGAACTTTTCTTCAGGCTTTAATGACCTCTGCCATCCTATTTTATCTATGCATACCTTACGAGTTTTTGCAACGAGACACTGACCCATGAATTGATTGTTTAATTTTATTGTGTCTCGATTCATCTTCATTGATTTATGGTCAACAGGTAATATACCATCTTGAAATGTATCTACTATCCTATCTAATTTGGCTTTCCATAATACACGAACTTCTTCATCTTCATATACTACTTGGCCGTGCACTTTTTCTGATTCAATAGGAGTCCAGCTATCATTTTTCCATCTCTCGAAATATTGCTGCATTGTAGCAATAATCCATTGATAGCCAACAAACTTAACTTTACCCTGCTTATCTAATACGTTATCTTCAGGAACATTCTCTGCTATCTTATATGCTTCATCACCTGCTGCCATACCTATTTGTATAGCAACATTACGTGAATCACCATGTAGTAATGCTTTAGTATATTCTTCTAGAATCTTATGCACCACGATACCAGCTTCTAATGCATTGCTGTTACCATTAATAGGTATAAGATTTCTATTAAAACGTAAATCGAGATACCGCTCACAATTCATTAGAGCAGTTAAGACGGTTGCATCTAATATTACATTCTTTTTTTGAGTTATTATTTCGATACTCATTTTACATCTTTCAAATATCTTATGGCTGCTTCAAGAATTTCAATATTGTCTTTTGCATTACCTAACATAAAATTACATCTATTACATAATAAACCGCGAATAATATCTGTATTATGACAATGGTCTACTTGCAATACCTCTCTATAATCGCCACAGATATTACACAAACCATGTTGTTCCTCGTACATTCTATTATAATCTTCTAAATTTATTTTATATAATTTTTTTAATGCAGCACTTTTATTATTTTCATATGTCCTATTTTCTGTTTTTATTCTAGCTGCACATATTTTACATTTAGATGCCCTAGCTAAAAACCCAGTCATAAGAATACTGAAATTTTCTAAAATTTTTATTTCCCCACATTCACTACATTGTTTAGCAAGTTGGTCATCAATAATGAATGCTTCACTTGATTTTGGTGGCATTATGCATCACTCTTATTACCAATAACCTGATATGGAATATTCAAATTCTTTGCTTGCGTAATTACAGCTAATGATTTCTTAGAACCATAGATGTAATTATGGAAACAAAGAATTAGGTCTATATTAATTATATCGCTATCATTTCCTTCAGGTGATTCTGTTACATGCTTAGATTGCATACCTAATTGATTAGCTGCTACTTTACCTACTAAAGCTGCGCCTTGTTCTAATTTATGATACACGATATTATCTTTATTATGAGAGAATGGTTCTAATGCTAGACGTATGGTATCTAAATCATTCCAACGACGGTCTCCAATTACAAGAATATTCATTTTCTATAACCTATAACTGTATTTTTAGGAACAAATACTGATTCGTTTGATGCGTCAGGATAGAGAAATTCAACTTCAAGTATATGTCGGTTATTAGCCAAATCAATTAATACTTGTCTGAGATGATGTGGATTCCAACCAATATTCTCCATAGTTAATTCAGACATTAGTGCCTGTGCAGCTACCATCTTACGATGATTAACTTTAATAAGTATTGATTGTTCTAGTTCGGTTACTGTTTTATTCAATGAAACCACCTAACTTGTCGAATATCTTTTCTAATTCATCCCATTGCCATATTGCTGCTTTAGATACTTTTATATCTTTCTGCCATTCAATGTTTTTAGTTCTATTAGCTGCATCTCTAATGATTTGTCGTAATACATTTAAGTTTTTATTATTGCGGAATTTTTTATATGCCATATGAATTATTCAAATCTCGGTGTAGTCATGTATTCATTAATCTGTTGTGCTGTTTGCAATTCTACTTCTTTAATACAAGTCTTACACATTTGTAGTTCATGTTCACGTTTAGTAGTAGGAGGAAAATATTGACCATGACCTTTACAGATAAACCATTTATTCATTTGCTAGTCCTTTCATCTACTTTATTATTAAAACGATTAATCTTATCAATATGCCTTGCTCGCTTACCTCTTACTTTAGGTATACGTCTTCTAATAACACCAGTAGAATCTGTATAGTAATTTTGAGTGAGCATTTTAAGTGGTCCATACGGACCTGAAACTATTTCAAACATCTTCATATTGAATCAACTCCTGCTATTGTTTCGAGTGATTGTGCTATTTTACTTAATTCATAATACTTTTCTAATGCTCTAAAGCCACATTCTTTATCTTTAGGATTAGATGAACCTTCAACACCTTGATGCTCTTTAAGAAACCGCCGAGCCTCTTGACGTAATATTTCAGATGCTTGTATTAATTGAATTTTCTGTTGTTCATCTAGCATGATACACATCTCACTTCTAATAGAACCAATACCACGCATGTGATTAAACCCATCAGCCATAATATGCTTACTCCTAATGGTTTATGTTTATCACAACATATTAATACTTCAAATAAACAAATTAGGTATGCAAGTCCATATAGATATATCATGCCGCCTTCTTCTTATTATGAGATGCCACAATAGATTGCACTAGTTCGGTAATGATACTACCTTCATTCCACTTAATATCATGTTCGGCTCTTGTAGAAGCACAAATAGAGCATGGTAACATATCATTATCAGCAAGGAATTCATGATTCATTACTTTACGGAATTGTATACGTTTTCTATGCACAATTCTATCTAAATGAGAATCAATGGAATCTTCAGCTTCTACATAGATTGCATTAATATGCTTAGACATCTGACCAATACGTTTAAATCTACCTTCTGCTTGTTCTTCATTAGCAGGATTCCATTGTCTTTCCATCATTATACAATCGCTGCCGGTCTGTAGATTTAATGCTTCACCTGATGCTAACGTAGATGCAATCATGAACGCACGTTTACTATTATTAAACTCATCCTGTATTCTAGTGCGTTCCATTGAATCATTCTTAGCTAATAAGACTAATAGCTTAGGTGCATCATCATATTCTTTAAATAGAGTTTTAAGCTGTTCCTCTACCATCGCCGCGCATTCTTTATGATGTAGAAAGATAACTAACTTCTTATCAGATTCTTCTAAAAACTTTTCAGCAGCTTCTATTGTAGCTGGAACCTTTGCAACACCTACAATCTGCCTCATACGCATGAGTGATTGCATTATCTTTGCATTATTCTTAAAGCTATTAGGGTCTTCACCACCTATAACAGCTTCATTATACATCTTAACTAAATTATTTACTTCAGATTGAAGCGCAAATTTAGCATGGTCAGGAACCTTACAATAGTATTTAGTTCTATTAGTCTTAGGTAATTGAGGCATTACTATTTCAGCTTCACGTCTAATACATATATGCTTAATGAATTCCTTAAATCTAGTAGGATTCTTAATACCACCTATTTTTGTCTTATTATTCTCAGTATAGGTGTCAACATGGATACGCTTGAAATCTTCAAACGAATAGAATTTCTTCGGGTCTAATATATTAAGTGCTACGAATAACTCAGTGCCTCTATTTTTCCAAGGTGTAGCAGATGTAGGTATTACTTTAGCATCAGTTAGTTTAATTAATTCTCTAACTGCTTGCGTTTGTGATGCATCAGGATTACTAATTGCCTGACATTCATCTAATATAATTGTCTTAATTCCTATCTCAACAAACTTATTTAGGTCAAACTTACGTAATGCAGCATAAGATATAATGTAACCTGATAGGCCAGGAATGAGAGCATCTTTAGCTGTATTAATTACTTGTGGAAAATGAGCTGGCCCGAGCCAGTTTACAAATTCTTTAAGATATTGATACTTCGGCCCAGCTTTACCTACTAATAGATAAGGCATTCTCTCTTTAGAATGATAGAATAATACAGGTAATGGCTGAACTGTTTTACCTAATCCAACATCATCAAATAATGCGAATCCTCTATTAAGAGCTAAACCTTTTTCTATAGCTTGCGAACCCTCTACTTGAAATGGATATAACTTAAATGCACCACAATTAACGCATTCAGTTGGTCTATCTATGTTAGTCCATTCGTGCTTACACTTTAAATCACCTTTACCTTGTGTTATAAATTCGCCATATGGTGTTGCTTTAGGTATAATCTTACGAATTACATGACCACAATTAAGCATTGTTAGCTGGACATCTTTTTCTATAATCTTTTCATCAGCTAACAATATGGTAGGCTTATTACAAATATTACAATTAGCTGGTTTACCTACTAATGATTTGAATAGGTGTCTATCATGTATCTTATTAGTGCATACATAATTACGAACTTTCTCAACAGTAACTATTTGTGCTATTTCTTTAGCTACTTTACCGCATGTAGGACATAAATCTTGCAGCTTATGAATGGTATGCTTAGGCTTTAACTCTTGAGTAGTAATAGTGGACTTAACATCTACCATCTCAAATGATACTTCTACAACATGACCGCTACGAATAGCATCTATAGCAGCAGCATCTAATCCAAATGATGCGCATGCTGACAAATCTATACATCCAATTTCAGATGCTTTAGCTATCCATGTTGCATCATGCTGATGATTAGGTGTAAGAGCATGAGCTATTTCATGTAAAATAGTATCAGTTACTAATTTCTCATGATGTTGGTCTATGTGATGTGCATTCAGATAAATACACTTATGATTATAATCACATTTACCTAAGAAATTAGCGTTAATGTCTGTAACTAAACGAACACCATAATCAGATAGACCAT